GACAAACAAGATTTTAATGGTACAGATACAACAAGCGCAGAAGAAAGCTATTACTCTACATTATTACATGAGTTAAGCCATTGGTCAGGTCATGAAAAAAGATTGGATAGAAAGCTTGTTAATAGATTTGGAAGCAAAGCATATGCTTTTGAGGAATTAGTAGCAGAAACAAGCGCAAGTTTTTTATCTGCAATATTAAAAGTAAACAATCAACCATCAATAGATAATGCAAAGTATTTAAATTCATGGTTGGAAATATTACAAACAGATAAAAAAGCTATGATGAAAGCTTTTAGTTTAGCGCAGAAATCTGCGGATTATCTTTTATATTATACAAATCAAATGCAGGAGGTAGCATAATGCAAAAAGTTACTTGTTCCATTACGGATTTAGTTGCCCGGGTAATTGCCCGGGAATGTCCGGAACCACATAACGCCCAGTCAATAGCAGATTTAGTGCATACATTACGCCCGGATATTGATAAGGAATTTTTAAAAAATGCAGTCAATAAATATTGGGCGGAGAATTGGGAAGTATCAATGTTAGAACATTACGGAGTTAGTTAAATGACACATTATCAAAACAGTAAATTAATTGATGTTGAATTATTTATTGGAGAACAACTCCAAGATTATACAAATGAGCAGGTAATAAGAAAAGTAATTGATAAGTTTGGAATATCATTCAAAGGTTATGCAGAACAATTACTTGCAGAATTTCAAGATGAAATAACATTGGAAAGATCACAAGATTATAAGGAGGTTAGCTAATGGAAGTTAATGCTTGGGCAATTCAATGCTATGAAAGTGAAGATAAAAGTTATACAAATCAATTCACTTATCCAATGATAAACATGTTTCCAATAGATAAAAATAATAATCTTTTCAAAGGAGACTTAGGTTATATTCAAGCTAAAGCTATGATGTTTAATCTCTACAAACAATATTTAAATTATGGTTACAATAGTAATCAATTTAATAAACGATATAGATTAAAACAAATCCATTGTAATCTTGTAGAGCAAGCCTATGAAAAAGGTTATAGTTATAGTTATAGTCATACATTAATCCCGGAAGATTTACCGGAACGTAAAAGAAATGAAAAATGATAATGTGCTTTAAAAATATCCAAGGTATTATTAATGCAGATGTCAAAGATGGAATAGCGAAATTAGTTTTACTTGTTCTTAATCATCATGCAGATAAAGAAAAATTAATTTGCTATCCATCATTAGATACAATAGCCAAAGAAACAAACCTATCAAAGAGTACAGTTATTAGAAAAATAGATTACTTATGCAAGAATAAATTCATTGATAGGAAACAACGTTCAAACAAAGTTAATATCTATAAGATAAAAGATTACCGGGAGTGTCAGAGAGACACCACCGCAGTGTCAGAGAGCAACCCCCATAGAGTCAGAGAGACACTCGAACCTACCAATCATATACCATTAAATGTAGAGGAGCAAAAACATGCAATTAGTAAACCTAAACAATGGTCAACGATCCAAGGCGCTAGAAAGATTAACAACTCAAACGCCAAAAGATATAACGAACAAAATTCTTACCACGCTAAACTCAATAATCTCTTACGAGGAAAAACTTAATAGAGATTATTCAATTCATTCTTATAATTTAGTTGGAGAGAATACTGAAGATAAGATTGAAGAAGCTAATAGAATAATTACGTTAGCTATGGTTCCATTACCATTAGATCAAATGCATCAAGCATTACATAAATGTACTTTGGTTATGGTTAAACCATCACAAGAAACACCTGCAGATGTAGCCTTAAGAATAAGAGCAATCGCAGATGGACTTAGTGATTATCCCGCAGATATATTTTTATATGCAGTAGATCACATTGCAAAAACTAAAACATGGTTTCCAAGTTTAGCTGAATACAGAATGGCGGGCGAGTATCATTTTAAAAAGCGTAAAATGTTGTGCGAAATGATGCAAAATAGCATAAAACGTACAAATTTAATTGACTTTTCTTTTGCAAAAGTGCAGTATAAATAAACGATAGGAGATAAATATGGCAGTAGCTAAAAAAATAATAGGCGAAAATTATATCAATTCTAATGGTGCAACAAAGCATTGGAGAATGGGTTATATTGGTGGTTCAGATGCAGTCAAAATCATGCAAGGTAATTGGCATGAGTTATGGTTGGAGAAAACGGGCAAGGCACAACCAAAAGACTTGTCTGATATTTTCAGAGTGCAATTAGGAGTTGCAACAGAAGCGTTTAATATTAGTTGGTTTCAGCAACAGTATGAAAAACAATGCGCATATCAAGTAGAATTTAGAAAAGATTATGAGGGATTGTCATTCAGAGGCACACTAGATGGTGTTGTACTAAATGATACGGGCGATCTAAGTAATATAGGTGTTGAATGTAAGCACGTTAATTCATTCAAATCATTTCAAGATCAAGTATTATATTACACTCCACAACTACAATTATATATGTTCATTGGAAATTTAGATGCCATGTATTTCTCAGTCATTCAAGGTAATGAATGGACTTGTTCTAAGATCAGTAGAAACGAGGCAGAAATACATAGGATGATGCCTATATTAAAAGACTTTTGGAAGTTAGTTGTAACGGGAGAAGAACCTATTGCTAACATCCCGGATAGATCATTAAAGGTAGTTGATAGCATTGCTATTGATGACATGGTTGCAAGAGATGCAAGCAAAGAAAATCATTTCACAGAACTAGCGGAGAAATTTATTTCTTCAAAGGTAGAGCATGACAATCACAACAAAGTCAAAGCTGAATTAAAAAGCATGCTCGCAGATAATGAAAGAGAAGTGTTTAACAATTCATTATCAATTAAGCGCACCAAATCAGGTGTTAGATTTAACATAAGATAGGAGGTCAAATTGACTGCAACTAAGCAAGAGTTTTGGGAGTTTCATAAAGCCAATCCACATGTATATGACGAGTTCGAAAAGTATACATTGGTAGCTATTAATCGAGGCGCCAAACATTTAAGTCATTGGTTAGTAATTGGGAGGATTAGATATGATTACGCAATCAAAACTAATAACTCTGATTACAAAATTAATAATAATTATATAGCTTTTTATGCACGTTTGTTCATGGCATTGAACCCACAACATGACGGCTTCTTTAAAACAAAACCAACTAAACAAGAGAAAAGGGAGAAGACATATGCCTAGTCAAAATAAAAATGGGGTTAATCCCCACAACGAAACTAACCCCGTTCATACGATAGGAAATCATATGAGCAAACAGAATACAAAAAAAGATGTTGAATGTAAATCTTTAAGTGAAGCTATGCTTGCATTTCATAAGTTAAATTTATCTGCATCTAAAGGTGGAAACATTAACGTGCCAAGTCAAGGTGGTAAAAGATCATACTCTAAATTAGAAGATGTAATTGAGGCAGTTAGTCAAGGCAATCAGTTTGGTTTATTTTTTACACAAGAAATTGGTTATACTAATCCCGCAGATGGAGCAATAATACCAGTCGTAAAAACTACTGTGCATCATGTTAATGACAAAGAAACTTATGTTTCAGAGTTACCAATTATGTTGCATGAAACTTCTTTACAAAATCCACAAAAAATTGGCGGTGCGATTACCTATTATAAAAGATACACATTGCAAAGTGTTTATGGTCTTCCGTCAGAAGATGATGATGCACATGAAGTAGCAAATGGAAGTGATACTAAATCTTCTAACAATAATGGATGGAGATAACAATGGAATATGATAACACAAATCGGGTTAGTTTATTCCAACCAAAAGAAAAAAAAGATATTATCTTTGATGGTACAATTAATTGTGATGGCACAGATATAAAAGCAATCATTGTCAAAGCAACAAGTCGAGAGGGTACGCCTTATCGTAATGTTTATATAAGTGCAGGACCAATTTATCTAAATGAAAATAAAGCAAAAGAAACTATCCCGGATGTAGGTGGTACTATAAATCTATTGGGCATGTCTAAAAGAATAGGACTTTATTTTAAAGAATATATAGATAAACAATCTAACAAAACCAAGCAAATGTTATCGGGTAGTCTAAGAGAACCTAATCCCGATTACTTAGATGGCGCACATGAAAGCAAAAGAAATGATTATCTTGATGCTAAAAATGGTAGTGCGCCACAGATTACACAAGCTGAAGCTATACAAGAACAACCAAAAACAGAGGAGCCAAATGATGAAATACCATTCTAGTGTTGTAACAGTTTTACCAACTGTAGCTATAGAAGATATTGCAGGCGAGTTACAAACTTCAGTAGGTAAAGTAAAAAAACTTTGTAAGTTAAATAACATACCTTACATGAAAGTTGGTCATGCGTGGAGATTTACAAAAGAAAATTATGAATTATTTATGGGAAGTTTAGAATGTCGCTATCTATATTCAAACGAAAACAATCAAAGTATTACCAAATCAAAGGTAAAGTTTATTGGGGAGACAAATTCATCTCAGTTCGCGAAAGCACAAGACGTGATAAGAAACGAGATGCAGAAGAAGTAGCTAAGTATATAGAGCAAAAGGCAATACAATTATTAAAAGGAGATAGTAAACCTACTATCTCTTTTAGTAATGCAGTAATTACTTGGGCGCAGGTGCAAACAAGAAGCAAGCGTGATCTTTGGGTTGCTAACAATATGCTTAGAGTATTTAGAGATACAAACATTCATGATATTAAACTAAATGATTGGAATTTATTTACTATAAAGTTTATGAAAAATTATAAACCTGCATCTTATAATAGAGTAAGAGACACGTTCCAAGCTATCCTTAAAGTTTCCGGGTTGAAAGTAGTTGCAAAAGATACGCCTGATTGCTTAACAATTCCAAAACGTACAGTAGATAACTTAAAAGTAATATGGTTATCAATAGAACAAAGAGAAATGTTATTTAGATGTTATCCACCATGGTTAAAAACATGGGCAATAGCAGTAGCTTATCATGGATTTAGAAAAGGAGAAGCACGTTTATTAAAACGACATGACTGTTTAATAGATGAAGAGTTAATTAGATTGCCATTTGCAAATACTAAAACAAGTAAAAATAATTTTATTCCTATGCATCCACGTTTCAAACAAGCATTAATTAAAGAGGGTTGGAGACATGAAGAGTATGTATTTGTTAATAAATTTAATAAACCATATGCTGAACAAGGTCCTGCACAAGCACACAAAACCGCAGTAATTAAAGCTAACGAAAGCTTAAGAAGACAAGACAAGGCAACGATTCCACACTTTACTATACATGATTGGAGACATCACTTTGCTTGTACTTTTTTAACTACGGGTGGAGATATGGAAACCTTAAGACAATTAGGTGGATGGACTAACTTAAAAACGTTACAACGTTATGTAGGTATATCTACACAACATAAGAAACAAGCTATGAATAAGGTTAAATAAGTGCTAAATTTTAAAAATGTTACACACTTTAGGACACACTTTGATAGTCAATGCTCTGTAAATGGTGGGCGGTAACGGTCTCGAACCGCTGACATTCTCGGTGTAAACGGAGGAGTTTAAACGAAATGGTCTTCGATCACATTCCACGATACGCAAAAATTAATTTGATAACCCTATGTAAATCAAGGAAAAAACGCAATCCCTTTTTAAAAATAACATTATGCATTATTGCATTACTTTCAATAAGTTTGTCGTTTTATATTCTTTCTTAATGCATCATCAATAAATTTTACACACACTTTGATACACATATGCTATAGGTAAATTGAATTTACATATAATTTACATGTTAACCATTTCAATTAGACAAAAAAATTTAATCGTTATTTGTGTATGATAATTTAGGTCCATTGAATTGTTTTATACATTGAATTACTTTGCCTATAGGCTCGACATCTTTATACAACTTCGTTGATTCCGATAAAGATTGATGAACAACTTTGTTTCCAAACTTCTGTCCAATCAAAATTCTATGTTCAAATCGAAACGCAAAAATATCTTCTTCTTGAATTTTAACATCTTCTTCTAAAATTATAGTATCGCCTTTATTTATCCCGGCAGTACCATACCCACTAGGTGTATCAAGTTCTAAAGCTAAAGCTTTTCCCTCTATACCATAAACATTTACATATCGCACTCTGTTACCTTTCGCGTTAAACACTTCAAGTGTTCTGGTTAAATTGTCAGAAACAGTTATTTTGGTAGGCTCTGTTCCTGCAACGTGTGATAACTTAGCGACTGTCCTTGAAGATGGAATTGACTTTGCATTACCATTAAGAAAACGTGTAATGTTAGTAGGACTTGTACCTGCTTTGGTAGCCCACTCATACGCACTCATTTTTTGGTTTTCGATTACTCCTCGCATCCAAACTTTAAGCGCCTTACGTTCTTGTTCGTCAATGGTATTCTGCATTTTCACACCATAGTCAGATTTAGCAATTAAATCATCATTTATAAAAGCACAATAAATCAACAATATCCCCTTGTAAACTATGCATTAATGCAGTATAGATACATACATGATATTGTCAAATTATTTAAAACAACTACAAGATATAGCGTATCAAAATGATATACGTCTTATTGATATGTTTATCGAAGCAAATGTTCCAACTAGCACGTACTATAGAGCTATCAATGGAATGGAGTTACGTTTTAGCACAGCACAAAAGGTAGCAAATGCAATCAAATCAGATATTTCAGTACCGAGCAGTACCAGTTCCGGTTGATCCAAACTGGTTGGAATTGGTTGGGGAGTTAGTTAAAAGAAGAAATAAACTAAAAATATCTCAAGAAGCTTTAGCTTTTAAAATAGGTTGTGCAAATTCGCTCATAGGTAAATGGGAAAGATACGAGCGTTTACCATCAGGTTACATGCTTTTATATTGGCTACAAGCATTAAATTGTAAGATAAAAATTAAATGAAAAAGTGTGATGTTTGTGGTGTTACGTCAAGATATTTAATGAAAGTAAAAAATATACAAACATTTTTTGTTTGTTTTTCATGTAAGGAGAAATCAAATTGGCAAGCAACGCTAGCAGAAAAGGAACATATCACGAAAATTTCTTCGTTAAATTATTCAAGGCGTGGAAGATCAAAGCGAAACGTCAACCGCTTTCGGGCGCTTTGGGAGGGGAATACAAAGGAGACTTAGTGTTAGAATTAAATGGTCAAGAAATAATAGCTGAAGTTAAGTATAGAAAAAGTAGTAGCTTCCCCTCTCCTTTCACTGTCATGCAGAATAGAGATGCAGTTATATATAAACGTGGCGGTAATGCAGAGCCTAGATGGGTAATGTTTTTTTCAGAAGAAACTGTAAGTAAACTATTTAAGAAACAATAATTATATGGCAAGACCTGTTATAAAATTCGATCAAAAATATTGTTCTGAATGTGGTATTCGTATGCCACCCGTCGCATTTAAAAGACCATACGCAAAGATGTGTCCTGATTGTAAAGGAGATAATAGATCAGACAATCAAGAGTTAAAAAAATTATTTAAACAATTAAATGCAAAAGCAAGTAATGAAAAAGAAGATTGGGGTAGTCAAAATATTACACCAAAAGACAATGTTCTTTTTAGAAAACCCAAATGGTAAGTTATTTTTCTAACAAACCTTTTCTGTAACCAAGTGATCTGCTGTAGGTAAGTTCTTCTTTCCTACCATCTGGTACATAAGAACAATGAATCCATCCAGTATTACCACCAGTAAAACATTCTAATATTAATTGATCGAATGGTAAGTTATCTGAAATCCATTCAGCTAAATCATAGTTTGAAATGCCGGGAACCTCAAAGTCTACTGCCTCTCCTTTAGCATGTTGGCTTGTTGCTTTGCTTCCAATCGCCTCACATAAAGCCACAGACCGAAACCCACTTGATACCATGAACGGACCATATTCATTTCTGATTGGTTGTAATATGTTCTCTGCTAACTCTCCCATATTATATATATGATCTGCTGATGGGTTGTTAGGAATACCAAGTCGTTCTGCTGTTTGACTTTTGACTAACTCAGGTAAAGAAAAGTTTTTAGATAGCATAACCATTACTTTCTATCCTTACCCTTGAGACGTTCAAGAGTTCTCATTCCTCCAAGACCAAGCATGCCCATTAAAACTGGTAGCATTGTACCCGTATCAGCTTGTGGTATTACAATGCCAAAGCCTGCACATAATGGGGATACAAGGTAGTTGATTAGAAACCCTAGTACGCATACCCACGCAATAGCAGGGCGCCATGATGATTGAAACCAGTTGCCTTTAGCTTCTGCTTCATTGACTTTGATCTGTGCCATTGCAATTTCTTGTGCATGCTTCTCTGCCATAGTAGAAATCTCATGACTAAGCTTTTGTTTGGTATCTGCATCCGGGATAAACTTATCCAATATGCCTGATACTGCAGGTATAAGAGCCGTTAACATTAGTATATCCTCACTTTCTTTTCATCTATTTTAGGAACCAGTTTACATATGCATTTATATTCTTTAATGCCATTCTGTGTTTCCAGTTGTTGACCACTTAATTCTTCAGAATAAAACGTACAATCATTTACAGACTTAAAGTATATTGCACCCTGCAATGCGCCATTGAGATAACATGCCAACATAAACGCAGTCATATAATCCCTTTCTTTTTTGCTATTATAATTAAGACACCAATAACACCAGTCAACAAAGTAGCTATAAGAATACCTAGTATTATTTTTAGAATAATATCTTTAATATGATCTCTACGTTTTTCTGCTTTAATGCGTGCTTCTTTTCTTGCTACCCGAGCATCAGCACAAAATTGTATGTAGTCTTTATAGAGGTTTGCTCTGCCGTATAACTGCATATATTCACGAAGTTTTTCTTGCTTAACTCGTATCTGTTCAAGAGCCATAAACTCCTCAAGATCATTGTCGGTCTTGCCTAAGAAGTTAGTCCAAAGACTATTTTTTTTCTTATGTAAATCTTGTTGTAATTTATCTTCAGCACCTACAAATTTAGCTATAGCTGATCCGGCACTACTTATTTCTCTACCATTTTCTAATGTTTGTTTTATTACAGCAAAGGCGCTATTAGCTACCATAAGCATTTCGAGCATAGGCTACCTCACTTACTCAAAACCTTATCAAGTTTATCTTCTAGTCTATGCAATGCCTCCATCACACGACCTGATGCATCACGCAGATCATCTCTAGTTGCGTACTCTTCTCTTGTCTTATTCAGTAGTATCTGTAGACGTTTGACTTCAGCAAACATCTTATTAAATGCCCAAGCAAATGGCATAATGATTAGAGTAATAATTATATTCCAAACCAATGTGCCATCTAACTCCATTAACTTGCCTTTGAATTTTCCATTGCTTTTGTTGTTTCATCATTGCTAAGTGATGTCTTTAATGCTTGGAGATATTGTTGCTGTAATATATTGGCATCTTCAAATGCATCTTTTAATTCATTGCTCTGCTTCTGATACTTGGCAATCTTGCTTACTAGTCTTATCTGCTCTACAGACAAATCTTCTTGCTTGTATTCTTTGCCATCAATATTGATTACGTTTGATTGTTCAGTCATTACCACGATACTCCACTTGCTACTGTCGGTGTTTTCATTTCTGCTATTTGATTATTT